CCAATTGACCAGGCATACACAAAGATGCTAAACGACATCGTGCTGCTGATTGTGGGCGGCATTGGTGGTGTGATGACCAAACGGGCGGCAGGTGCTGCGGCCAAGGCTTTTGGAATGCAGCCACCACCACAGCCCATGATGCAGCAGCCCATGATGTACATGCCCCAGCCCATGATGGGCGGCTATGCAGCGCCAGGTTACAGCAACAATCACGGGTTTACTGCCAACACCAACGGCATCCCCGCGCAGCCCTTTGGCGCGATGCCGACCTGGACCAACCCAGAGCTTGATGAGTCCTGGACACCTGGACCACCACCAGACACGCCACCAGAGCATTTGGAAGATGACCATGAGCGTGTGCAGCTGGCTGCGGCCAGACAGGAGGCAGACTGATGTTTGGCATCCCATTACCCTATATTGCCATTGGCATCATCATCGCTTTGTTTGGGTCTTACCGAGGTGGCTATCACTTTGGGTGGGAAGACAGGGACAAGGAGATGCAAATCCAAATTGCCAAAAAGAATGAAGAGGCCAGGGCCACTGAGCAAAAGCTCAATGAGAAATTAAACGCAAACGCTGCCAAGTTACAGGAGACCACAGATGTCATCAATCAAAAACAAAATGCTCTTGATCGCGCCATTCGTGCTGGCCGGGTGCGCATCAGCGCCCCAAGTTGTCCACAAGCCCCCACAACTGCCGCCACTGCCACCGCAGATCGCAAAGAAGCAGGAAGTCAATCTGACAGAACGGCTGACCCAGCTCCTGATGCCGAGCGAGAAACCCTCCAAGCCATTGCCGAAATAGTGGCCCAAGGGGATAGGAACACAGCACAGCTCAATGCCTGCATTGACGCATATAACGAAGCGAGGGATTTGCTCCATGGTAAACGCTGAACAACTAGAGAAGCTGCACATTGGTCCACAGTGGGTGGATGCACTCAATGAGACTTTCCAGCGCTTTGACATTTCAACGCCACTGAGGCAGGCTGCTTTTATCGGCCAGTGCGGCCATGAATGTGGAAACTTCAGAATCCTGGAAGAGAACTTGAACTACAAAGCCGAGGCTTTGCAGAAACTTTGGCCAAAGCGCTTTGACGCTGCCAAGGCCCAGATGTGTGCCAGGAATCCAAAGCTCATTGCCAACACTGTTTACAGCAACAGGATGGGCAACAGGGATGAGGCATCAGGTGACGGCTGGCGCTTCAAGGGCCGTGGCTGCATTCAATTGACTGGGTCTGCCAACTACCACCATGCAGGCAAAGCGCTTGGCGTGGACCTGATCATGCAGCCCGAGCTGGTGGCCACGCCCCAGTATGCTGCGCTGACTGCCGGGTGGTTTTGGGACACCCACAAGCTCAACCAGTATGCGGATGCCCAGGACTATCGGACCATGACCAAAAAAATCAATGGCGGGTTTATTGGCCTGGATGATCGCATCAAACATATTAACCACGCGCTATCTGTCCTGACATAATTAGCCATGGCCAGTCAAACACAACAGCTTGAAAACCCAACGACACCAAACCTTGGTTATCCGACCGAGGTTTACGATCGTAGGCATTTCAATGAAAACAATGGTTCTTTGAATATTTACTTCAAAAAACTCTCAAGCATTTTTGGGTCTTTGTTTGGTCCAAGGGGCGGTAAGTTTATGAATGCACCTTATGGTGCTTTCCAGGATTCAACAGACCAAACAGCTGCCAGCACCACGGCTGCCTATGCGGTCACATTCAACACCACAGACTTTTCTAATGGCGTGACATTGGCCAGTGGATCGAGATTGACTGTGGCCGATGCTGGAATCTGGAACTGTCAGTTTTCAATTCAATTTAAAAACACAACAAATGACACCCAGGATGTGGATGTTTGGTTCAGAAAAAATGGCACTGATATCAGCAATTCAAACAGTAAGTTTGGATTACCAGCGAGAAAATCATCAGGCGATCCATCTCATGTGATTGCGGCCATGAACTTTTTTGCTTCATTGAACTCGACAGACTATCTTGAGATAATGTGGCGTGTGAGCGATGTTGGTGTCTCCATTGAGCATTACGCTGCTGGAACAAGCCCCACAAGGCCAGCAGTCCCATCAGCCATTGTCACAATGAGCTTTGTGTCAAACATTACCTAATACTGCCATGTACATACCACTCAAATTACCGCCAGGCATTTATAGAAACGGCACTGAATACCAGTCAGCAGGGCGCTGGTATGACGCAAATCTGGTGCGCTGGTATGAGAACACTTTGCGGCCCATGGGTGGCTGGCGAAAGCGCGCTGCTGGTCAAATGACTGGTCTGTGCCGTGGCTTTATCACCTGGCGCGACAACAGCGCCAATCGATGGATTGCGGCAGGCACTCAGTCCAAGCTCTATGCCATGGACGAGCTTGGAACACTCAAAGACATCACGCCAAGCGGATTCACAACTGGCGCGGCCAGTGCATTGTCAACCACTGGTTATGGATATAGCACATACGGCTCATTGGCTTATGGCACTGCCAGGCCAGACAATGGTGCAAGTGCGCCAGCTACCACCTGGTCCATGGACACATGGGGTGAGTATTTGGTGGCATGCTCCAATGCTGATGGCAAGCTGTATGAGTGGCAATTGGGTTTCACGACACCAACACTTGCGGCTGCAATTACCAATGCACCAGTGAGCAATAAGGCTTTGCTTGTCACTTCTGAGCGTATTTTGATGGCGCTGGGCGCTGGTGGAAACCCACGCAAAGTGCAATGGTGCGACCAGGAAAACAATACCCTGTGGACACCAGCGGGTGACAACCTGGCAGGCGACTATGACTTGGCCACACCAGGCTCACTGTTGGCTGGCAAGCGCGTGAAGGGTGTAAACCTACTGTTTACTGATGTGGATGTCCACACAGCTCAGTATGTGGGCGCTCCATTTGTTTATGGCTTTGAAAAGGCTGGCTCTGGCTGCGGCCTCATTTCGGCCCAGGCTGTGGCTGCAATTGACACTGCTGCCATTTGGATGTCTAGGGCAGGCTTTTGGATATATGACGGCTATGTCAAGCCATTGCCAAGCGATGTGTCGGACTATGTCTTTGGGAATATCAACTTTAACCAGGCATCCAAAGTCTATGCTGTCCACAACAGTAAGTATGGCGAAATCTGGTGGTACTACCCCAGCAGTGGAAGCAATGAGAACGACTCTTATGTGACTTTCAACTACCGCGAGAATCACTGGAACATCGGCACATTGGCCAGGACTGCTGGAACTGATGCCAGTGTTTTCACAAACCCAATGGCGGTATCGACTGACGGCTACATCTACGAGCATGAAGTTGGCTTTGCTTATGACAGTGCCAGTGTATTTGCCGAGTCTGGACCAGTCCAATTGGGCAATGGCGACAACATCATGTCGGTTCGCCAGGTGATCCCGGATGAGCAGACATTGGGTGAGGCTGTGGTGTCATTCAAGACCCGAAATTACCCCACTGGCACACAATCCACATTTGGACCATACACGGCAGCCAATCCGACTTCTGTACGCTTTTCTGGTCGCCAGGTCAATGTCAAAGTCACTGGTGACACATTGGCTGACTGGCGAATTGGCGTGATGAGATTAGAGGCTGTGCCGTCTGGTAAGCGATGAGCGACCAAGAACATTTGGAGAGGCTGCGCCACCATGTGGAGGCTGCCTTAGAATACTCTGGAGGCACACATAATTTTGAAGACATCACCCAGATGGTTGAAGATCACAGATTGCAGCTGTGGCCAGCCAAAGATTCGGTGGTGTTGACTGAGATCATTGTCTATCCCAGGCTCAAGAATTTGCATTATTTTCTGGCTGGTGGCGACCTAGATGAACTCTCACGGATGAGACCACTGATCGAATCCTGGGGCAAATCAATTGGTTGCACCAGGGTGACTTTGGCAGGCCGAAGAGGCTGGGCAAAGACATTTTTGAAAGACGAAGGTTACAGCCCACAATGGACTGTAATGGCAAAGGAACTTTAGGAGATAAGCAATGGCATCAGAAGCACTCAATTGGGCATTGGCCAATGGCATGAGCCAGGCTGAATTTGATAAACGAATTTTTGATTCGGTGGTCGCTGCCCAGCAGCAAGGCACAAGCAATGCTTTATTGCGCACAGAGATGGACCGACTTGGCATTAGCGCTGAAGATGTGGCCCGTGCTACTGGCGTCACAACTCAGAGTGTTGCATCACAATATGCCACAGCAACTCCGAAGACTGAGGCTGAATTGATTGCGGCTGCGGCTGCGGCCAATGAGCTGGCAGCGCGTACAGCACGCGACACGACTGCCAGCCAGTCTTTGATCGATGCCAGAGCTTTAGCGGCACAAAACGCGACTGGCACTTTGACCACAGCGCAGCAATTAGCGGCTGCACAAGCGCAAGCGGCTTTGGTGGCCCAACAAAATGAAGCGGCTTTGGCTTTGCAGCAAAAGAATGCTGCGGCTGCGGCTGAAGCTGCGCGTTTGGCACAGCAGCAAAATGCAGCAAATCAGGCCGCATGGGCAGCGCAGCAAAAAGCCAATGAGGCCGCATGGGCTGCACAGCAAAAGGCCAATGCAGACGCATGGGCCAAACAACAGGCTGGTGGAGGCACTGACACTGGTTTACTTGGCCCAACTGGCAACACCAGCGTTACTGGCACGACACCATTTGCCAATGCCACTCAAGGCTTTGCACAGAACTTTGCCAATTACCAGTCAATCCCAATTGGCGCTCAATACAACCCTGGCGTGACTGCTGGTGGTGCGTCTCCATATTCTCAAATCATGGGTCAGATGAAGCCCATTGGCAACCCCTATGCAGGCGTGGTGGCCGGGCAAGCCATGGGTGGATATAACCCAGCTTTGTACGACCAAATCGCTGCTGTCAATGCCGCCAACACTGTGGCAGAGCAAGCGGCTGCCGCACAAAATACTGGCGGCCAAATATCCGATGGCATGGCCGAAGGTGGCATGGTCCATGGTGGCTTGATGTTTGGCATGAATCCTCCTGGTCCAGACGATGGCGCTGTCAACTTGCAAAAAGGCGAGTATGTAGTCAAGAAGTCTTCAGTCAATAAATACGGCAAGGGACTTCTGGACATGATCAATGAAGGCAAAGTGCCTGCCAAGAAAATGAAATCTTTACTGGGATAAGGTGGCAATATGTCAAAAGGTGGAACAACTACATCAACCAGCTCCATTGATCCTCAGATCAAGGAAGCATTCCTGGCCAACTTTCAGCAGGCCCAAGGTGTTGCTGGTGCATTGCCAGTCCAGCAGTTTGCTGGCTATAACCCCATGTACCAGGCAGGCGAGGAGGCTTTGGTCAACACTGCCTTGGCTGGCCCAGGCATTACTGGCACTGACCTGGCAGCCCAGATGGCCGCTTATGGTGGTGTCTATCAGCCTGCACAGATCACAGCGCAGCAGACCAATCTGGGCATGACTGGACCAGGCTCAATTGGCTCATACATGAATCCATACACAAGCCAGGTGCGTGAAAACGCATTGGCCGACTTGGAATCTGCACGCCAGGCTGCCATTCAGCAAACTGGTGAGCGTGCCACGGCTGCCCGTGCGTTTGGTGGCTCACGCCAAGGTGTGGCCGAGGCTTTGACTAACCAAGGGTTTGCCAAGCAGGCTGCCAACTTAGGCACGACTTTGAACGAGCAAGCATTTAACCAGGCAATGGCCATGCAGCAGGCTGACATTGCACGCCAATCAGCAGCCGACATTGCCAATCAGCAAGCAGGCTTGCAAGGTGCGCAATTGCGCTTGGGCGGTGCAAGCCAGCTTGGTAATTTGGCTGCGCAGCAGCAAGCCTTGCGTCTTGGTGGCGCTCAAGCTGTCATGGGCGCTGGTGGTGCGCGTCAGGCTTTGGACCAGCAGCAGATGGATGCCATCCGCAACATTGGCCTCCAGCGTCTGGGTGTGGTGCAGTCATCTCTCGGTGCGCAGCCTGCCAACCTTGGCATGGTGGCACAGACTCCATACACACAGAATGCAGCCTCTGGCGCTTTAGGTGGCGCTTTGGCTGGTGCAAAATTGGGAAGTATTGTGCCAGGTGTTGGCACTGGCATCGGTGCTGGTGTTGGCGCTTTGCTTGGCCTGTTAGGTTAAGGGGTAAAAGATGGCAAATGAATTCAGCATGGACGGCCTATTAGGCACGATGTTTGGCAGTGCAGACAGTGAGCTTGAAAAGCTACTGACAGCCAAACAAAAAGAGCAATTGGGCTTGCAGTCCACATTGGCGGCTGCTGCTGCATTGCTCCAAGCTGGTGGCCGCAGCCCACAGCGCATTGGCCTGGGCCAAGCATTAGGATCAGCTCTCCAGGCTGGCCAGGGTGCTTATGAGAAAGGCACAACAGGCGCTATCAATCAAATGATGCTGGGAGAGAAGCTCAAGGAAATGCAGCGCTTAAACCAATACCAGCGTGCATTGGTGGGTGGCGGTGCAGAAGGCACACCTACACCGGCCATGCAGGCTTTGGCAGCCCCTGGATTACAAGCTGGTCCAACTGTTGATCGTGCTGCAATCATGGATCAGATCAAGCCCATGTCAGCCGATGACAAGCGCTTTGAAGATTACATGCGCAAAGCCGATATCGCGACTCAATATGGCCGTATCAAAGACGCTGACAAATACTTGAACATGGCTTACAAGATCAAGCCACAGGCTGAAGTTGTTGGCCAGCCGTTTGAAGTGACAGATGCAGCTGGCAAGCCTTTGATGGTCCAGCAGTTTAAGTCTGGAAAGATTCAGACGCTGGAAGGCTTTGGTCCAAAGCGCGAGATCGTTTTGCAGAACTTGAATAACCGAGTCATTGCTGTTGATAAGTCAAAGCTGACTGGCAAAGAATCATTTGCCATGGGTATGTCGCCAAGTGAGGCCGCAAACCTTGGTATTGCAAACAAGCGTCTTGCTCTTGACCAGGCCACATTTAATCGTGGTGCTTACGACATCAAAGAAACGCCAGAAGGTTTTGCCTATGTGCCAAAAATGCCTGGTGGCGAAGCCATGCCAGTCATGGGTGCGGCAGGCCAATTGCAGCCAGCCAAAGAAGCGCCACAAGCATTCTCAGAAGCCACCAGAAAGCTCAACAACTTGAAGGGCAATATCTCTGCATACAAAACAGAGGTTCAATCTGACAAAGTTGTTTTCCCATCAGAAGTGCCATTGCCATTTGGCGCGAAGATTCCATTGCCAACAGGCGAAGACACTGCAAGAATGCGCGGCAAATACCAGTCGCTGCTGATGGGTGTCAAAGACCTGTACGAGCTTGGTGCATTGACTGGTCCAGATATGGGCATCATCAGTGAGCAATTGACAAACCCTGCATCATTCTCTGGTGTGTTTACTTCACGCAATGCGATGAAAGAGCAGATCAAGGTGCTTGAGGATATGGCTGCACGCGCTGAAGAGAATCTTTCTGCCACCTATAAGCGCAAACTGCCTGGTGCATCACAAGCTGGCATTCAAGCAGCTCCGGCTGCACCAGCTGCGGCTGCACAGCCAATGATGTCTGGTGTTCCGACCTGGGACCCGGTCAAGAAACAATATGTTTATCAATAAGGTGCAGTCATGACCAAGTATGTAAATGTGATTGGTGTTGGTCCTGTTGGGTTTCCCGATGACATGACCATGGAGCAGATCACCGAGGTGTTAAAGACAATGCCTC